TCAGGCCACACTTCCCACCTGCAGTAGTTGGAGGAATGCGGGATCGCCGCGCTCTCGGAACCAAGCGAAGTCGGGATCGTTGCGCGCAGCCTCTCGACAACGCGGATCCAACTCGATGGACCTCTTTAGCCCTGCAATGGCAGTTGAACCGTGCCCCATGGCGGTCGAGTGGCGATGATTCTTCGTGGCCTCCGCTGCAAGCAAACAGCTGTAGCACGCGAGGTTATAGTGCGCTGAATCATCATCTTTGCCATACTTGTCCAATACCATTTGACAAGCTTCTAAAGCCCCTCGGATATCGCCCAGCCGGCGTTTCACATTCCCAATCGACACCAAAGCACGGCACGCAATCTTTGGATCGATTCCATCTGCCCCATACGGCACTTTCTGCAGGTAGCGTAGGCTTTGCTCCAACGCATCAATGTACTCAGGGCATTGCTTGTCATTGCCTTGCGCCTCAGACAACTTTCCGTAGATCTCCGCGATTTCCCGCATGACAATACCATGCACGACATTGACTTCGGATCGATTGTCCCGCGGATAGTCCTCTTCAAGAAACACCCGTAAGCGTTCGATCGCAGTTTCCGCCTGAATCTTGGCATCCTGGGCGCTAGCGACTGCAGCTGACGCTTTCTCCACTGTCTCCTGCGCCTTAGCGCGGGCTGTCATGAAGGACTCTACGCCTTTGAAACCAAGAAATGCGAGCAGTGCGCCCAACGTTGCAATGACGCCGAACAACTTTTCATAGGACTCTCGGAGGGCGTCTATCCTGTCTTTCGTGCTATCTACTGCAAACTTAGCAATCGCAATTGCAGTTGTGTCTGCCATTGGCGCCTGCGTGGGGAGAGACTGAGGTGCCGTCATAGGCGGAACCTGTTGGTCATACCCTTCCCTACGAAACAGGAAGTACTGGCCGGTGTAGCCCACAGAAGATTCGGCTCTCGACGCGGAACCCACAGAACTGGAAGGCTTCTCGCCGAACAGTCCGTGCACGCCCATGTAGATAAGTGCCAAGACAATTAAGTACATCGGCAGACCGTAGGTTAAAAACCATCTAACCAATCTTCCCCAGGCAGTATCCAGCCAAGACTTCCGGCCTGCCGGTTGCTGCGGACGATTCTCGGCTGGCTTACCCTCCGGCTTCAACGGATGATCCACAGGCACTTGCGCTGCGGCATCAGACTCAGGAACTACTCCGGACATGTTCTCTCGCTTTTAGTTATTCGAAGTAACCACCATTTTACTGGCACATCGACGTAAATGCGGCAAAACAGCCCCCAGCTTAAAATCAAGATCTGTTATTTCCACTCTTCGCGCAACCCAGACGCGCAACCTCGCTTCAATACTGCCCCCTAGGCATGCGAAATTCATGCTAGTAAAGTCGCAGGCCGAAGTCTGTCCTCGCACAGACTGACGAGTGCTTGTTTACATAACCTCTATCTTGGGGGTTCCATGTGCAGCCATTACCAGAGCCTGAAGGACGCCGAGTTGCTGCTGAAGAAATTCGGCGTGCGCGAGAAGCCGGCATCGCTCGGCAGCTACGATATGTGGCCCAGGCGTCAGGGGCTGTTCGTGCGCCGGCCGGTGGAGCATGACGCGGGCGATGAGGCAGTGCCGGAACGGGAAGCGGTGGTAGGTCGCTGGGGCATGATCGCACCCGGCACGCCACCCGAGAAGCTGGCCCAGGCAGATAAGATTTCGACGTTCAACGCCAAAAGCGAGACAGCCCACAAGCTGTGGACGTTCCGCTTGGCCTGGCGCCGAGCCCAGCACTGCATCATCCCGGCTGATGCAATCTTCGAACCCGACCACCGCGACGAAACAAAGGCCAAGTTCGGCACCACCAAGTCTGTGCCAACGTGCTTCACGCGGGCCGACGGCGCGCCGCTGGGCATCGCCGGGCTTTGGGACCGCTACCGTGACGCAGCCGGTCAATGGCAGGAGAGCTACACCATGCTGACCATCAATGCGGACGAGGATCCCCTATTCAGGGACTACCATCAGGCGGGCAAGGAAAAACGGATGGTCGTCATCTTGCCCGAAGCCTCCTATGGCGAATGGCTGATCGCGCCGGCCGAGGCCAGCCGCGATTTCCTGGTGCCCTTCCCTGCCGATCGTTTGGTAGCAGAACCGCAGAGCCAATAGCGCTACCCCAGCTTTTGCCGATACAGCTCTTGCGCCGCCGCCAGCGAGGCGCGCATGCCGTAGATTGTCCCGCCACTCCCGCGGCTGAACCAGAGTTCGTACCGCCACATGCCGTCAACGAACACGCGGCAGATTGTCCAACCGGATGGTCCTTGCCAGTAGTAATAGTCTTGTTGGGTCCATTCCTCGTCTGCCATGTTCCGTCCCCCTCCGGCCCGGAAATAGGGCCGAGTTGCGCGAATTCTAGGCCTGTTTATACTGTATGTCCATACAGTATTTGCGACAGAAGATCATGCTCTGCACCGTCACCCGAAGCCACTACCTCGGCGAGAAACGCCACGACCGAGACCCCAGCCCGACCATCACCGGAACCGTCCGCATGTACTCGATCATGCGAGAAGATATGAAGCGGTACATCCGCGTCATGACCATGGACGGCCTTCAGAAGTTCGGTGCGACCGAAAAGGGCGCGATTCCGGACCTGTTGCAGCCCGAGCTTCTGACCTTCTCCTCTGACCGCGGCATGATGGTCTGCGGTTTCGAGGAAATTGACGGTCGGCGCTACTACCAGGGGTGGTGGATGCAGTGGGTCAGTCAATGAAACCAGGCCCGGGGATGCTGTAACACTATTGCAGTCGCCTAGTCGAAAGCGCAATAATTGTTCCCCCGATCATCTACTTTTGGAGGGTACGGCAATGCATCGCGAAGACATCCAAAAGCTGGGCGCAAGTGCCGCCCGCGACGGATTGACCTTGTGGGACTGCCCCTACTATCGAGCAGCAGAAATGCCCGGCCATACGGGCGAATCGATAGTGGAGTGGCGTGAAAAGGTTGAGGCCTGGGAAGCCGGATGGATGAACGAAACCAAGTCTTGGCGCCCACCTCCGGGAGGCCATATTCGCTATGTGCCACGCGCTACCGCGCGACACCGCAACTGAAGATGGATCAGCGCCCCGAATCGGGGCGCTTTTTGTTGCCCGTGAAAAGCTACGGACCTGCATGGTGCTGCGGTAGCACTTGGCCGTTGCTGATAAGCGAGCTATACCATGATTCGTCAGTTCAATCGATCTAAACGCCAGTCAGCAGTCCAGCCGTTCCCCCTTACGCTAACCCGATAGTCGTAAACCGATCCAGGTCGAACGACGATCTCTTGATAGGCAACGGGATCTGTGACGCGGTTTACCTGCAGCCCGAGCTTTTTTGTCCCTGCCGGAACCTGCAGCTCAAGGACACGATTTGCGTCGACGTTAGCGACATGACGCCCGTCAATATAAATAAGCACAAATATGCCCGCGCCAACTACGCCGCGGTCCCGAACGATCCGAATACTCCCTTTGTCCGGGCCAGGAATGAGCAACGAAGGGTCGAGAATCGATGACGCATTCTCTCTTGGAGCGGTATCAACGTCCGCCGGAGTCGAAGCACAGCCGGATACGGCTGACAATAGCAAGACTGCGATTCCCTTACGCATAAACCTACGCTCCTTGATTCTGGCGCGGCTACTATACCTTACACATTCAGGGGCCGCAGAGCGCGCGCCAAGTGGCATTCCCATCCCGGATCTGCCGACGGATTTCAGTGGGCGTGGCGTCGACTTGTCCCGCATCTGCGAAATAGACCGGTCTTGCATGGTCGCAGTATTCAATACCGACCCGGGCCGGCGCCACGCACCCACTCACGCTTAAGCTCATCAGCAATAGCGGAGTCATCCATGCTCGCCGTCTCGTGTTGCACATCACGCACCTCTCGGCGGGCCTGTGCCGCCTGTTCGTTGATCTTTCGTGCCCGCTCTTGCCGCTCGACCTCGCGGCCGGTCGCCCGCCCCCGGTAGAAGATACCGACGAGCGCAACCAGCGCCAGGCCGAGTAGCAGCAGCCCTCCTTTGGCGCGTTCAAGCCATGCTTGCACGATTACCCCCCAACTCCGCAACGGCCTGCGCGTACAGTGCGGGCCAAGTCTTCGCATGTGGCTTCCCAGGCCGCCAAGTTCGGATATACAGCTCCCAGCCGCCCTGAACGTCACCAACGTCGGGCAAACGCCAGCCGTCTGTCCACATCAGCAATCGCGCGAACACAGCCGCCAGCACATCATCGAACTCGAGAGCGGCATATACAGACGTCGCCACGGGTTCGACGCCACGGGCGGCACAGATCCCGTACGCATGGTCGCGGCTCGCCGAATGCGTCAGCACACCACGCACGCCGCCGCCCTTCTCGAACTGCCAAAAACCACGCGCCGGCCCGCGTACTTGGCGCCGATGGATGAATCGACTTTCTTGCAACCCGATGGCCAGCAGCATCAAGCGCGCCGCCTGCGTATCCATCTGGGCGGGGAGCAGCACCAAAGCGGGGTCGATACCCGTCTTGATAATCTCGGATAGAGTCATTGTTTAGGGTTCCTGATGTGCTTGGCCGTCACCGCGGCCACGTAGAAGGCAGCCGAAGCTGCAAGGGCGGCGTCGCCGGCGCTTGCCCAGCCGGCAACGAAGATCCGGCAGGCCGCACCCGTCGCAGTCAGGCAGATGGCGGCCAGCCCTATGCGCTCCAGAGTGGTGTCCTTGACCGACCTAGCGAAAACCGCCAGCACAGCACCACCGGCGACAACAAGCCAGCAGACGAAGGCCAGGACCGCCCACAAGGTGATGTAGATCTTGGTATCCATGTCAGGCCCCTTTTCCGCGTACGCGATCGAGAACGGCTTGCCACAGGGCACCGATGGGCGCTTCCTGCACGGCCTGCCACATCCGCGACATGATCGCCATACCCAGAAATCCGCAGAGGAAGCCTGACAGGCCCTCCGGAATACCAAGTCCCTGCGCCAGCCACGGAGACCCGTAGTAGGCCAACACCGCGCCGGTGGCCGCCATGCTGGCTTTGGCGGTACGGGATCCTTGCAGGAACCGCATGGACACCATCGCGCCGATAACACCGGCCAGCTTTGCCGCGATGGCGTCGAAATCTTGGATGTTCAATCGCGTCCCCTATAGACGAAAAAAAGCCCGCGACAGCGGGCAGTGGCATTCGGCCGATTGGTTAGAGAATTCGGATAGTCTGGGCATCAACGATCTGCTGCCCAATGTTTCCGAATACCGGGATGCCGTAGGCCCCAAGATCCAGCCGGCCGGGGTGCGTGTCGTCCGTGGACCAGATCCGCGTGGCGTACGAAACCTCGATCACCGCGCCGGCAGCCGGAACATCGGACGTGAATACCAAGCGATACGGCTTCTGCTGCAGGGTGTCGTTGCTAAGCGACGGTTCCGCGACCCCCGAGGCCCAGGAATAGGCGTAGCCCCCTTCGATGTGCACGCCCTGGTTGGTGCGGTCGACACCGTCCACCAGGATCTGCGGCATGTGGATCATCCGCGCCGTCGGCACGCTGCCATTGGGCATGTACAGCGGGTAGCTGGCGGCTCCCGTCGATGCGGTCCCTTGGCTCGTCGTGATATACAGCCGGCCAGTCTGGGGCTGGTTGTATTGGAAGCGGTTCGTTGCGTCGTAGAAATCCACGAAGCCCCAGCCCTTGGTCCGCGCCAGATCCATGCCCAGCTCGCGATACCCGAACAGGCGGCGGTGGTGATAGTTCGGAGCGCCGCAGGTGGCGATGTGCACGCGGCAATCCGGATTCTCGTCCTGGACAATCTGCACGCACTGCTCGACCTGGGAAACCCACGTCGGCGCCGCCTTGACCATTGCCCAGTCGCCAACCAGGCCGGCGAGGCTGTCGGCTTGCGCAAAGTCATCGGCGCTGATCGGACGTTTGAACGTCGCCACGCCGGCTGCGTAGGTATCGATCAGCCGTACCGCGACGCGGCGATGGTCGCCATGGAAGGAGCCGATGATCAACGCATCCCCGGCAGCCGCCGAAATGGTGGCGCCGGCGGTGTTCAACGTGATGGACTTCGCCGCGGCCGCAGCGATGGGGATCCGGTCGTCCAGCACCGTCTTGTTCGGGGACGTTCCCGTGATCGAGCTGAAGTAGTTGCTGCTCTCATCGTCCTTCAACTGCTGCGCTGTGACACCCGTGCGCGTAACCCATCCCTTCGTGACGTGCGTAAGCCAATCGTCGTTGGTACTGGATTCCATCAGGAAAACGTCCGATCCCCATTCCGCCACACGTTCGATACGGTTGAGGAGCACATCGCTAGTCAGGAACAGTTCTGCCGACCAACCGCCGATGCCCGCATTCATGATGTGGTGCATACGGTTCGTGACGAAGTTCAGGTCCAGCCGAGGCGTGCCGCCCGTGGCGCGCGGATCAAGGGCGCGCACGACCAGGCGAAAATGGCGCTGCTTGGCCTCACCCAACATATATGTCACGCACGCGCGCGGATCGCTGTCTCGAAAACCCAGGCCACTGCTCACACTGGCAGGCTGCGTTGTGTCTTCCGACACGGCTCCGTCGCCAAACGGCGACTCGAGCGGTGTGCTCAGACCCTTTCCGGTGTTGCCCAGCGTCCCGCGCATATAGCTGATCGACTCGCCATAGCTGTAGGTGCAGACGATCGGGCCGCTCGGCGCGTTCCGGAACCAAACCTGATGCACCACGGCATTCAGCGGCACGCTGTAGGCTCGCGTGATCATGTAATCCCAACCCGGAGGGATTGCAGCTCCGCTGCCCTGTGTGTTCATGCCGCCGACGAGTTCGGAACCGTTGACCGTAACTACGTGGTCGAACGTGAAGCCGCGCGCGAGCGGATATTTCAGGTCCGCACCGTTGCCAGAAAAGTTCTCAGTATCGGTGCCGAACGGCCCGTCGTTGTATGTGCTAAAAGTGCCGAACAGCGCATCATCAACATAGAGGTCGACCAGGGCTGCCCCGTCGTTACCACGTTCACGGCACAGGTTCACCGTCAGCTCATCGCCCCACAAGTCGAATTCAGCGGACGCATTGATACCTTGCATCCGACGCGCCGATCCCAGCCACAGATTCGGAGCCACGATCGATGCGGCCGAAGGCGCGAGCAAAGAAGCGTGGATAGACGTTGCGGCGCGCGTACGCAAGTAAAGTTCGATACCTCCCACGTAGCTCAATTCGCCCAGGTATCCCTGCCCCCAGTTGATACTGGATCCCGCCGTAGCTACCCTAATCGCCCGCGCAAGCGGACGCATTGAGGCTTGGGCATTCGCCCCACCCCCACCGCGGTAAACCAGTTGCGCTGCGCGCTCGGGGTCCGGATAGCTCGGATCAATCACCAGATTCGACACAACGCTGGTAACGACAAACGGGCCCGTCAAAAGCGACCAATTGATAGTCACAGAGCCAGACACGCCGCTGCCGTTTCGCTCGGAAAGAGGAACGGTCTGAATACCAGTGGGAGCGATCCCCGGATCGTCATACCCCGCTACGGTGCCCGCCCCGTCATGGATCAGGATTCGGTTTCCATAGGACTGATCCTTGGCGACGACGCTCACCCGGTAGTTCTTGGCGCTATCGACGCCATCCAGCCAGATGCCCCGGATAGCGCTCGTCGCAGCACGCCAGCGCTCATTGCCAGCCAGCACCAGATTTCGATAGTCCGCGCGGAGCCAGGATGGCAACATGCCCCGGTCGACGATCTGTCGAATCGCATCCAGCTCACGCGTCCGAGCGATCCGGAAAAGGCCGAGCGACGCAGAGTTGAGGACGCCCGTGCTGGTGATTTCGCGGTAGTCGATATCCAGGTATGCCCGCAGCGAGGCGTCATTCGCCACAGACCCGATGACGACGCGCGTCAATCCGCTGGCGTTGCGGGCGATATCCACGGCACCAGTATTGAGGACCGTCGCACCGTCGCTCAACTTTGCGATGGCGATCCGATCCTTATTTGTCGGATCCTGGTTGCAGATAACCGAGATCAGGTATCGCTCGTTGGGGTCGCCGTTTTCGATGCGGACCGACTTGATAGCCAGCGCCGCCTCGATACGCTTTTGTGTCGGCAAGAACCAATCGGTTTGACCAGAGCCGCTGAGATTGAGCACGGATGGATCCAGCCACGGGCAAGCCTGCACGACCCGCAACAGACTGTTGACGCGCGGCACGCTCGCTGGCTGAATTCCCGACCACAGCCAATCCGCCCCATTGAAAACGTAATAGCCGTTCTTGGACGCGTCCGAATCGTTCGTGACCTGCCCAGTCGTACCCGCGGGCGAGCTCGTATCGCTATTCATCGCAGCCGCAGTCAGGTAAGTGCGTAAGTTGGCGGCACCCGAGGCCACTTCCAGCACTTGCTGCGTCAGTGTGGCCAGGTTCTGGACATCATTGCCAACCCGATTGACGTTCGGCTGCCCGACGCTTCCCGTGGCATACCTATCGAGCGTTTCGGCATCCAGGCTGCCGTTGATCAATTGCTGTGCGGTGAGGTATCCAGCCATTTGGAACTCGCAAAAAAAAGCCCCGCACGGGGCGGGGCTCATTGGGTTTGGTGAAATCTAAGCGTGAAAATCGAGATCGTTCTGGTAATACCTGGCGTCGTAGTTGATCGCCTTTAGCGGGATAGTCCCGTCGTCGTTCGGTGCGCCCTTCTCGTCGACCAAAAACGGCATTGCCTCCCGGGGGCTGGTTCCCTCCCCAATGATGTAAGTCGTCGGGTTGTAGCCCTCACCCCGCAGGATGATTGGTGTCCGCGGCTCACGTTCCAACAGGGCAAGCCGAGCACTTCCCCCAGATTGCACCGCCATCGTCTCAATGGTGGCGTCGCTGCTCTGAAGAAAAATGCGGTAGGTGCCGCCCGGCTTCCAGTCATAGGGCTGCGACAAGGCGACGAGCCTGCCGTCGTCCTCTGCCACATCCACAATCTCACCGTCGCTTCCCTGCGCCCGCGTGTTATCTGCGACCCGGATCCGTTCGGACACCGCAAGCAGATTGGCCTCCGGCAATGCGTCGAACTCCGTCACTACATCCTGAAACTGCAATTTGTTCCATGCGCGGTACGCATGGATGTAGGCTTGCTCCCTGACACGCACACCCACCGAGTCGTACCGTTTCGGATTCACTGCCGACCGGTCCTCCGGCAGGTAAATCGTCACCTGGGAATCGTCGTCGGGGTCAATCCACGGATACTCGATACCGTCGTTCTCCATCGCGCTGCCTTCGGTCCGCGTTTCGGAACCGGGCAACTTGTTGCGATGGTTGAACTGCAAAGAGGCATCTTCGGAGGCGCGCTCGAAAAACAGCTTGATCACGCTTCCGCGACGATATGCGCGACAGAACACCGCCTGCGCGATCATGTCCAGCGTTTCCTCGAACGACAGGTTATCGCTATCGATCGTGTAGTTGAACTGCGCCACGTCGACACCGAAGTAATCGCGGATCGCCTGAGCCGTGGCATAGATGTTGTCGAAGTCCACTTCCGCCGGCGCCCTATTCCCGATAAGGGGATCCAGGCACACGGCCGAAATGATGTCCGCGACATCGGTGGTCGGATACAGCTCCGTCGTGAACGTCGACCCTGACACCCTGCGCGGCAGCTTGCGGGTCACCAGCAGATTCAGCTTTCGTTCCTTGACGGCTAAGGCGCCGTCCGTCGCAAACGTCACCGACTGCACCGTAGTCACATCCCCGAAATGCGTGCGATCAACGGCAGAGCAAGCGTACAGGTCGCGCCATTGGATTTCGTCCACGACGCTGCCCTCAAAATCCGTGTCCGAATTCGTCAGGCGACGCGCGCGCATCTGCCAGCGCTTACTGGGTTCTCCGCCCAGCTCCACGTCAAGCGTGTCCGCCCGCACCACCTTCGTGACTGCCGAGCCCCGGATCTCCCGATTAAACGCCAGCACGGGTCCGTACGGGTTGCCGTTTCCATCGACGCGCTGAGCCTCAAACCTATAGACCACATCGCGTCGATACTGCTGCCGCCCGTTGTCCTTGTATAGGCCATTGAGCGCAATGACATTGGCGATCACCCGCGTAATGGGCTGCACGCTCTCCACCGTGAACCATCCTACCCAACGCTCTCCCGTCGTGGAGATAGTGGGGTTCATGACCACCGAGACTCCACCATAGTCGTTCTGCAAGGTGTCCCAGGCCGGGTTTACCGCGCTCGGGTTGTCAAGCGTCAGCAACGATGAGGTCAGGGTATTGATCGTGTACATGCCCGACAGGTCGAACTGCACAATGTCAGACGGCCTGGTCAGCGTAGGCGTGCCCGAGACGACATTCGGCGCCGTTCGAAAGGCCGCCCATGCTGCTGAATTCTGCGTTGTGTCCAGCCGGACCGTAGTTTCACCGGCGGCAAAGCTGGCGGAAATGACTCCATAAATCCCCGTCACGTTCCCGGTCGCCGTGTAGTCGAAATCACCGTCGCCGCCGGTATGATCAGTCCAGGAAACCGCACCATTCGAAAGCGTCACCACCTGACCAGCTGACCACTCGGCAGCATGATTGCCTTCGAAAGTCACTTCACCCCACGCAGGACGCATCGCGCTATCTGTCCGGAACGTTGCCCCTTCCGGCGGGCTAAACGAATATGTCCCCTGCGTCTGCGCAGCACCCTGAATCGAAATTACCTCTCCCGCAATGAACAGCTCGGTGAAATCGAGTTCACTATCCTGCGAGACAACTTCGTTAGGCGATCGAAACACCATACCGCGGCGGATCGCACTGCCCACGTCCTGCGGCTGCAGCACCTGGCCATTGACGCTGTTGATCCGCTTGCTGGAAATGACAGGCTGGTTGATTGCGTTGCCGATGCGCAGCTGCGGCGCGTGCCCGCTGTTTGGCGACGTGAACGGCGCATATACCTCAACGGACGCCCCGGCGATCTGCGAGATGGGCGTCGTGTCGTCCCGTGCATCGTGGATCGCGTAGGCGCCACGCCCGATACACATGAAGGCGATTTCCTTTTCAACGTGGTTCTCGAAGATCTTGTACGGCTGGGCCAGCAGATCAGCCGTCGACCGTACTTTGCCCAGAATATCCGGCACCCGCCCATTCACCCGCGCCTGATTCGTGCGCTCCGAAAGCCCATTGTTCGGCGATTCCTGCTGCACGTTTCGTGCGGTGGCGTTGGGCGGATCGGGCGTCAAGATTGACGTCAGGATCATCGAGGCAGTTGACGCCGCCAATGCGACAGCTATCGCCGTCCACGTCAATCCCTCTCGCGGAAAGACTTCAACGACAAACGGTCCAGGCATTCCCCGCAGTGCGGAGACCTCAAGCGGGTCCTTGGGCGTAACCACAGTTTTCGTAGCCATATCGGTGATACGCGCACCCGGCGGGAAACGCGGCCCCAATTCCGCCTTCAAAAACGAAAGCAAGTCATTGACTTGGTGCGTTTCCATGGCTCTATCGGGAGCTCGGTACAAGAGGACAGTGATCACAGATAAAACCTCATGTTTATGTAACTGGCTGCCAAAGCCTCAATCAGGAGAAACTGGGCTCCGCCCTCGGTTAGGTGGAGCAGCCGCCCACGCAAACACACGCCGATATGGGATCCTCCGCCCAACGCCTCCATAAGCACCAACGACGGCTCAACCGTCGGGCCACGCTGGCGTCGCAGATCTCGAAACAACGCGGACAGCCGACCGGCCTGAAAATCCCATTCCTCGACCTGGTGCAGCCGTGCGTCCCCCGTCAAGTGTTCCCAGGCATCAGCCGCAAAGTGCAGGCAGTTGTACGTCTTGCGGTCGTATTCCCTGGACAAAAGAAAGTCGATACTCATAAGAACCCCCGCAGCATCGGAAACTCGTCCGACCGATACACTCGCCCGGTCTTGCTGACATTGACCTGCGGAGCAGCGGCATCGAACTGCGAACCCTCCGGCGACCGCGTGATCGTGCGGGCCTGCAAGACTACCGGACCAAACATCGGCCTTTCCATGCCGTCGGACCGATACGACCTGTAAACCACCCTGGGTGGAGATGTCCGCAACGAGCCAGCCGCACGCCCCCGCTGAACCTCATCAGGCAGGATTTCACCCAGGTCGCCAAAGGTAACGGTCATGCCAAAATCGAGATTCCCACGATCCTCCAACAGCTTGAGGCCCAGGGGAACGTACTGAAAAAACACCTGCTCGCCGGACTCCAGGCGCGCCCAGAAACCTTCGCGATACTTCGCCTGCACGCGCCACACCTGGGAGAAATCCGGCTGGCTGATCTCCAGGGTGGGAACCTCTGCGGTACTCGACGGCGCCCCGAAAAAGAAGTTGACCCACTGGTCGTCATTGGATTCAGGCATGGGGCAGATCCTCGTTTACGAGCTTGCCAAGAAGATCCAGGATTTCCCTCGCCGCGGCGAAGCTTCCATAGATCGTGAGCATCATGATTAGCGATCCCCAGTAGTCCAGCTCGCCCACCTGCAGATCGGGCATGGGCTGCACTTCTAAGGTGGCCGAAACCGTATAGAACCGCCCTTCCTTCGAAACGAGCCTGACCGACCCAGGGATGAAGTTCGCGACGTAGCGTTCAGTTTTATGGGTATCCAGCCGCAGGTCGATCTCGAAGGCCTCCGCCCCGTTGCGTCGATAGTTCCGCACGAACCCCATGAACATCGAGTACCGCTCATCACGCAGTCGCCACAACGCCGACACCATATGGGGGCTACCCGAAAGGTCGGCCCGATATCGCCCGGGCCCGCCGTCCAGTGGCGTGCGGATCGTGCCGTCACCGATGTCGGCCGAATATCCTGCCATCAGTGGGCAGAACGGTAACAACGGCCTCATGATCTCTTCCTCGACGTTTCAAAATTTGAAGTAAGGGACTTCGACGCCCGCGAGTTCGCCTGACCGAACTGCCTTTGCATGATGCGCGGGGTCTTCGATTCGATGCGCCGATCAACCTCGATCAGCAGTTCCCCGTCGCTCATCCGCTGCACATCAACGTCCCTGCCGCCATAGTTATTGACCGTGACCCGAGGCTCTCCCCAGCCGCCAGAAAATCCGGAGCCGAGGGGCGTCACATACCCGCCGCTCCCGCCTTCCATAAGAAAGGTGTCCCGCCCTTTTGTGTAAAGCTCCGGGCCGCGCTCGTTCACCTGGTAGAAAGACCCAGGCATCGTCGGACCGCCAGACGCCCGCAACCCACCCCACGAACCAGTCATCCCGCTGACATTACCGACCGCAGTGCCGCCCGAGGTATACGACGGCGAAACGGACATGCCGCCACCGAGCCACCCGGCGATTCCATTGAACAGCCCGCCCAGCAGCCCCCCCACTTCGCCGCCCTTCCCGCCGTAGCTACCAAACAGCAGCTTGCCCAGCTTAGACGCCAGCAGGTCCGATCCCATCCTTGCAAGCATGTCCGCGAACTTCAGACCGATGTTGTCGAACTTTCCAGTCAAAACGGAATAGATCCCGTCGCCAAACGTCGACTGAATGTTCCGCGCGCCCTGCTTGGCGAATTCGTCCATTTCATCGGTGGCCGCGCCAAACTGCTTGACCATCTTTTTGTAGGCGTCTTCATACTCCGGTGTACCGACTTGCAAGTACTGGCCCAGCAGCGCCGCACCGTCGGCGATCTTCCTGGACTTCGCCCGCTCCGGGTACAGGGTGTCCATGAGCCGACCGTATTCCTCCAGCTGCTTTTGCGCGCCCTTGATGGCGTCCTGCTGCTCATTGAATGCGTCGGTTGCCTCAGCCAGGCCGATGGCTTGCTGCTTTTCGCGCTCGGTCCGGAACGTCAAGGTGCCCGAGGCAATGCTGGCAAACAGCTTTTCCGCTTCGGTCTCACGACCAATCAGGGCCAACCGCACTTTCATTTGGGCGATGTAGCGCGCGCCCTCGTCGAGCTTTTGAGCTCCGCTCTTAGTTTCCCCCGTAACAACCACAGGCGCGGTCACAGGAACGTCGCCCGCCCCGAGAATGTCGATGCCCCAGCCCTTCATTTCCTGGTCAATGCGGGCCTGGGCGGCCGCAATCACGCGTTCCGCATTTCGCAACTGCTCGCCGAGTTCCTTTTCCCCGACGCCGAAAATCAGCGACTTAGCTTTTGCACCCGTATCTCCGCGCTTCAGCGCATCTATCTCGCCCTGGATCGACCGGCGCTGCGCGTCGTACTTCGTGAGCGCTTCGAATGGGTCGCTGCTGCCAAAGAGCGAGTCATACGCCGTACCCTGGATTGCCCCAAGAAAATCGCCCAACGACTTCCGGGCCGTCATCAGACGTTCGATGTACGTGTTCAGCACCGGCAGCGAAGCGGCCGCGAGCTCGTTGAACGCGCCTTTCGCCAACCGCTGCAGATCGTCCAACGAGTCGTTGAACTGCGCGGCCGCATCGACCACGTCCTCGCCGACAACAATGCCGAAGTCTCGCGCTTTCGCCGCGGCGTCATCGAAACCCTTGGCGCCGCCATTGAGCATGACGATCATGTCTGCGCCCGTCTTGCCGAACACTTCCTGCGCGATCGCCGTCTTGTTGGCCCCATCCTCCATTCGGGCAAACCTGTCAGCCACATCCCGCATCACGGCGTCGGCCGACCGCAGCTTTCCCGAGCTGTCCGCGACTTCTACACCCAACGCCTTGAAAAGCGCGACCTGGGCTTTGCTGCCCGTATTGGCAGCTTCCATATTTTTGGACAGCGTGCGGATTGCACCGTCCAGACCTTCCACCGACACGCTGGAAAACTCCGCGTAGTAGGAGAGTTCCTGCAAGGTTTCCGCACCGATGCCAAGCCGCTGGGTGCGATCAGAGACGGAGTCCATCTCATCGATCGCACCCTTCACGGCCGCCAGCGCCTGCCGCGGGATCTCCTGCAACTGACCGACGATTCCCTCGGTGATGCCGGCCCAGATACCCGCAATCCGCCCGACATCGGCCGCCATGCTCCGGCGGATGTTCTCCATCGTGCGCTGAGCCGCGTATTCCGACCGGCTCAGGCCCGAGCTAAATTCGGTCGTGTCCAGACCCAGCAGCATGTTCAGCTTGCCGATCGCGCCGCCTGCCATGTCATTCCCCTGCGGGACAGCCCCCGCGTTTAATTGCTTCGCTACATCACGACGTCGGCATCCATCACCAACGCGTCGACATCCCCAGCCCCGCCGCCACCAGCGGACCAGAACTGCATAACGTCGTTCACGCCGAACAACTTGTTGCCAGAACTGCGGGCAATTACCACCGCAAGCTGAGCAATGCGATAGTCATCGCGCCACAGACCGAACGGCTGCTTTTCGTAGTACTGCTCAAACTCCATCAGGTGCCTTTCGGGCATGGCCTCGATCTCGGATGGGAGCTTTCCCAGCGCAAGGCACAGCAGCAGCTGAAACTCGCGCCGGGGCGTCAGTTTTTTTCCGACGGTTCCTCTTCCTCATCGCTGGCCGTGGACAAGAACTCTTTGCCCAAGCTGTTGATGAACTCGAGATCAGCCTCGTCGGAGGGGTCGAAGACCCGATTGCCGCCCGCATCGCACAGGCGGTGCGCGATCCGCGACGCCATCGCGTACGGATCCGTGATCTGTTCAAGCTGGAGCTGCACCTCCATGGGCTCGTCGTGGTTGAGGTCTATTCCGAGCTTCTGGGCGATTCTGACTTTGCGTCGGCGGGCGTCCTGGAAATAGGCGTTGGCCTCACCCACACTCATATCCGTACGCAGATAGGCCCGTTCGCCCAACACCTTCGTCGGCTTGAACGTGGGCCGCTGTTTCAGAATCAGGTCGCGGAGCTCCTGGGCGGTAAATTCGTTTTCTGCCATAGTCCCTCCTTACGCGCCCGTGACTGCCGGGAACCAAACCTTGGAACGCGCGCCGCTGACCGGCGGCGTCTTCTTGATCGTCACGCCGCCCGTGAAAAACGCGCCCGTGGAGCCGTCCATCCCGATGCCCGTCTGGATGTAGCCATGAACCAGCACCGTTCCCTGACCATTCGTCAAGCGCAGGCGGGACCAAAAGAGCGTCGTTTCGTCGTCCAGCTTCTGCAGGGTCTGCTGGCCCGTGGTTGCCGGTGCCGAATTGAACTGGAGCGTCAGCGCGCCAGGCGTACGCATGCCAGGCTCAGATTCTTCCTCGTCGTCCGAGCACATCGTGGTCGTCGGCATTTCCGCACGCGTGTCGCCCGCCTCGCTGTAATTGGTCAATTCGCAAATGTTGGTAAACACGCCGCGGCTTGCCGTGGTGTCAGCCAGGGAAAGGACGTAATCCTCGCCGTTGCTGCCGACGAGTTCAAACGTGTCAACGGAGAGGCTTTTGACCGCGTAGGTGGCGTCCACGCTTTCATGCAGGCCAGAAACCTTTACCACGTCCCCCGACGCATAGCCGTGGCCGACGACGGTAACAACGATCGGCTTTGCCTGGGTTGCGTTCGTGATGACCTTCGAGGCCTCCAGGGAGGTCTGTACGGCGTATCGCGAGCCGTTGAATCGCGTGGTTTTACCCTTAGACATTTCATGCACCTCAGTTTTGATTGCCCAGCGGGCGGAGAAATTTGGTTTGAAGCGGCGCCGCTATTAGGGCGCTGCCACCTGATATACGACTAGGCACCGGAACAGCCGGCCATCCTCTTCGAAACTGTGCTCGATCGAGATCCGTTCCCAGCTCTCGAAAGCCGTTTCAATCGCCCCACAAACGGGGCCATCCTTCGCGCCGAGTGCAGCAACCTCGTCGAATTCCGAGCCGTAGACATCGACCTGGATCCGATGGTCATCCAGATCCGAATCGCCGCAATTCGTCGAGGCCGGAACCGCGTATGAACTGAACCGTATCGCCGGCCACGATTTCAGGTCTTGGGGCAGGACGACCGGGTACGCCCGGTCGTCCACCAGCGCGCCCAGGACGGGCCCAAGGACTTCTGCGACGCCCATTACTTCACCTTTCCGTGTGTACGGCCCACGCCGGAAGCTTCCGCCTCCAAGCGCGTTCCGAGCTGGTCCGCGGTCTTCTTCGCGGCCTCAAGCTTTTTCGAATCGAAGGCCCGGGACATCCACGGATTGGCCGGGATCTTCGCGGTGCCGAAATGAACCATCCACCAGTAAAACGGGTCGTCCGGGTTCTGACTGCTGTTGCGGCCCGTCGCCTGCTTGAATGCCGCGATCTTCTTGGTGCCGATGCCTTTCACCCAGACAACTGCCTCGAATGACCCGCTGCGCTTGGCTATCGCCTTCACGCGCGTGGCCGCCCGGACAGTCCCGGGCTTGCGGTGCGGATGAGGTTCTTTGAGAACAGGGGCCTGAGCCTTGGCTTCCTTCTGCAAGACCCGGCCGCCGGCGGATACCGCACTGCGTCCGATCCGCTTCTGCAGGCGGTTGTTGAGCTCTTTAAAGGCCAAGCCCATTTCCCGAAGGCCGGTCATCTTCACCTTATCGACCATCACTTACCCCGCCCGACTTCGCCATGATTTCCCACATGTCGCCGGCCTCTTTCACATTGGCCACCGACACAATGCCCAGCACCGTTGAGACAAACACCACGCGCATCGTTGGATCAAGCGGGAGGCCAGGTTGCACCCGCATGACGATCTTGGTGTCCATGTCGGCCCGCACCTGGGCGCCGGCCGCGTAGTACTCGCGGCCCCGCAATGGCTCCACAGATGCCCAGTACTCGCCCTGGGGATTCGATGGCGTGCCGGCGGGGACCCAGCCAAGGAGCCTTTCTGCGCCGCTCGGCGTACGTTCAACTTGGCGCCGCTCGATGCGGATCCGCTTGTTCAGAGGGCCGGCCTTCATACACCTATCCCGATTCGATACGGCATCAGCAATGCCCGAAAGGCAGACGATGACACCGGTGCGCCTGGCTCGCGGTTCGCGTACAGCGCGCCCAGCTCCAGCTTGATCGCCGCATTCACCGATTCGGGCACCGGCTCTTCGATCGGCTCGCCATCTTGGTCCAGCACGGGTTCACCGTCGCTGTCCAGGCGCGGCCAGGGAATAGGCCGACCGAGATAGTTCGATGCGGACTCAACGGCGGCGGCCAGCAAGGAAGTGATCAGCGTGTCATCGGCGTCAAAATCGACGCGCAGATGCAGCTTCGCTTGCTCAAGCGTTGGGGTTGGCATTGGTTCCACCCTGCGTCTGGACCGGCGGAGACTTGGCCGTTTCGGGCGCCGGGCTTGGCTTCGTGCTGGGCGCACGCGCCGGCTTCGTTGAGGGGTGACGTTCGGGCTTGCTCTGCATCTGGGTTCCTTCAGCGCCCTTGGACGGCAATGCCACCAGCCCATTCGCCGCCAGATCCTTCGCGCGGCCGTCCGGAACGTTCAGTGTCTGATTAGGCATCGCCCAGTTGCCGCCATTAAGGAATGCTTTGATAACAGTGACTTTCATGCTTTCGCGGACCGGGTTTCCCCGGTCCGCCCTAGTTAACGCCCCTGGGCGCGGTTTACGGCGTCGGCGCTTCGAACGCGCCGAACACGAACGACTCCGGCCGGTAGACGGCGAGCGCGACTCGCTCTTCGCCGCGGATCGTCACCATGTTCTTGCGGAAGTTGTCACCGTCTTCCGTCGACACCTCGACGGCGGCGTCTTCGCGGTCGAAGACCTGGGCGGCCATATCGAACGCCCCGACGAGGAACGATCCGGAGGGCATTGCCGTGGTCTCGACCACCGGCAGGCGCCACATGCGCGGCTGGCCGCCTTCGACGACATTGACCCAGATGTAGCGGCCGTTGGAGTCGGTTTCCAGTTCGATGTCGGCCCAGTCGATCGGGTTGAGTACGATGCCGCTGGCGCGGTACTCGGCCAGGCGTACCTGCAGGATGGCCCGACGCAGTGTCTTGATCTTCGTGTCGCCGGCCTCGCGCAAGTCGTCGTCGAAGTCCGTGGCCTGCGGGATCAGACCCAGCAGATTCTGCGCCGTGCCATCGCCGGCCAGGATCTGCTGCTCTTCCACGTACTGCAGGCCGTAGCGCAGGCGCCCGTCGATGTAGCTTTGCAGCAGCGGGATGTCGGCCAACACCTGCTTGGAAGCGCGCATCCAGTGCGCGATCGTGCGAACGGGCGTCGTCTTCAGCTCGAACGACAGGTCGGACTGGGGCTTGTCAGCGCCTTCGGCGACGGGCGCTGCCATGTTCTGGAAGCCGCTCTCCTGCACGAACTCGATCGAGTCCGACGACGTGCGACCCGGCATCAGCAGGTCGCGGATAGTCATCGGACGATCCGGGCGGCTGATGATGCCCGGTACGCGCGTGGGCTCGATGGCTGCACCGACGCCGCCGGTGCCCGAGGTGGTGCTGGTGATATTGGTGACTGCCTTCAGGCGCATGCGCGCCGTGCCACGCCCCTTGCTGGACAAGGACTTGTAGTCGTCCGTATCGGTGAAGGTCTCGCCCACCGACTTGATGCGATCGCCGTCATTGGTCTGGCGACGCGCCAGCTTCTGCTCGAGCTCGAGCAGGCGGTCGTTCATCTTGATGCCTTCGCTGGAGATCTTTTCCAGCGCGGTCTTGGTCTCTTCCGAGACCTTGCCCAAGGTCTTGATTTCTTCGGAGGCCTTTTCGGCGAACTGCTTGATTTCGTTGTCGCGTTCGGTCAGCGCTTTAACGAGTTCCTTCACTTCCAGGGTGTCGCCACCGTCATTACCGCCCTGGGCGGCCTTACGCTGGAGACCCGAGGCAACAGCGATGGCCAGGGCTGATTGTTCGAATTGACTGATACGCATGATGTGTCCTTAAAACTTGGGGAGGGTGAAGGCCGAGGCGTGGCGTGCCAGGCTGGCCAATTCGTTGGTAATCGCGGCATCGCCCTCGGACTCACTCCGGAGCAGGTGTTTCAGGCCGCGATTCGCGATCACCGCGGCCTGTGACTTCGAGAAGCCTGCCTCGCGCAGGAACCGCTCAAAGTCGGGAAGTTCAGGGACCGCACCGTGTGCGATGCGGGCCTTGATTGCGTCGACCCGCGCCTCGTCGTTCGCGGGCGCCGTGACGATCGAGATCTCGGCCAGGTCCAGCTTTTTCAGCGTGCGGATCTTGGTCTTTTCGTCGTAGACGGCATCGCGGACGAAGTAGCCGATGGACAGCCCCGTGATCGCCCGGGTCTTCATTCCGCGATAGGCGGTCTTGGCATAGGGCGCATCCTGCAGCCACAGCTGGCCCACGCCATACAACCCGTGGGCGTCTTCCTTGAGCTGGTTGATGTCCCAGTCGCCGATGGGTTCCGAGCCGCGGTGATGCCAGAGGACGGGAAGCGTCCGGCCTTTGGCGCGGGTATCGTCCAAGCTCTCAATGAATGCGCCCGGGGCGACGATTTCGTTGTAGCTATCCACGACCCCGAAAACCGAGCCGTAGCCAGAAAAAAGGCCGTCATCGCTGACGGCCTTGATGTCGTAGTCGAACGACCGGATCTGCATCACAGCGCTCTTTCGTTTCATTTCTTTTCCTCGAAGGTGGGGAGATCCAGCCAGGACCGCATAGACGCTTTCGCCTGTTCGCCGGACGACTGCTGCCCCAGTTGGTCGACCGGTATCAAATTGGATTGCACGGTGTAAATGTCGCCACCTTCGTAGGGTTCTTCGTCCTCGAGCTCGCGAATCGAATTTCGGTTCGCCAGCCCGTTCTGCACTTTCGACGAATACAGTTGGGCCCGGCCCACGGAATCCGCGCGCATCAACCCCTCGAGGGAGAACTTCGAGTAATACGAGCGCCGCTCTTCCGGTCGCAAAAGTTGCCGCTTGATTGCCTGTTCGATCCCGATGACAAGCGGCCCCATGCCCATCACGCGCCAACCCATGATTACCTGCTCGACACCGCTGCCCCACATCGTTTGTCCCTGGGGCGAATGGCCGATTAGGATGGGTGGAGTGTTGAAGAACCAGCGGCAGATTTCCTCTATGGAGAAGGCGCGGCTTTGGAGCAGCTGCGCGTCCTCTGGGTTCATCGTCACCGGCTGGTACTTCATCCCCGCCTCGAGCACGAGCGTGCTGCCCGACTGCGATGCCGTGCCCACCTGCGAGATGACGCTCTTGCGTATGTCTTCGCGGTTGCCTTTGGTCAGGATCTGTTCAGTCGACACCACCCCACTGGGCCGCAGCCCGTTGGCGAAGATCCGGCTGGACGTTTCCTCTTGCGCCATGGCGGCGCCCAGGGTGTTGCGCGCAAAGGCAATGGGCGACAACCCAATCAACCCATCAAGGGAAAAGCCCTTGATATGGAAAATCTCGGCCTCGCTGTAGATCGTCAGCACGCCTTTCAGGTCCGTATATCGAAACTCCAGCGCACCGGATTTATCGACCTTCACGACCATCAGTTCGGGGCGCAACGGCTCCAGGGCCACAATGCGACCACCCGCCCGGTGGATCAACGCATACCCATTTCCCCAAAGCGCTACCGCCGCAATGAGGCACTGCCAGAAGTCGGCCGGTGTCATGTTGGCATTCGGCTGGTCGTGCAGAACCGTGTACAGCGGATGGTCCGTTGCAAGTGTCCTTTTCCCCTTGCCGTCGCGGTAATACAGGAACACCGGCAACGTTCCAAGCACCTGTGACAGCAGCCGAACGCATGCCCAAACCGCAGAGAGCTGCAAAGCGGTTTGGGCTGTCACGGTCTTGCCCGAGTAGTTATCGGATCCGTAGTACCAGCGCCAGAATCCGCTATCGCCCAGGCTGAGCGTGCGCCCCAGCCACTGGGCGATGCCAGCGGACGCTTTGGTAAGTAGTTTCATCAGAAGACAATCGGATCGTTGATAAAGTCGGCCAGTTCAGCCGGCGAATGCACTGCCGCCCGACTCATCGCAAGCACTGTCGCGACGATCGGGTCGATCCGCCCTTTGGTGGACGACTTCTTTTTGTCCGGGCGGAAATTGCCATTGCTGTCAAAGAGCAGGGCCACGTTCATTGCTGCCCATCGAACGACCGGGTTGCCGCCGTGCCGCAGGCGCTTTCCGTATGCGCACAGTTCCAGCAGCTTCGACCCCGGATACATGCCGCCCGTGTTTTGCGGCACCTCCACCATCGGCACGCCTTCCTCGGCTAGCTCGTTGACCAGGTGCGTGGAGTTCCACTTGTCGTAGGCCACTTCCACCAGGTCATAAAGCTGCGAGGCCGACGTGATCTGGCGATGCATAGGCTCGTAATCGACGATGTCGCCCTCGGTCACTGTCAGGTGGCCCGAGCGCTCCCAGCGCGCATAGGGCGCCGCATCATCTTTCTGAGCGTCGACCTTCGTGCGCGGGCAATACGTCCACACCAGCAAATACCAATTTGGATCGTCCTCCACGGGCGGAAACACCAGGGCGAAGGCCGTAAGGTCCGTCGTTTGCGAAAGGTCGATACCACCGAAGCAACGGCGCCCACGCAGGGCCAGCGGATCAAATGGCCTTTTTCCCTTGTCCCAGACGTCGACGTCAAACCACCCGTCAGCGCCGTTACACCAGATATTCAAATCCTTGGTCTTGAAGTTCGCCATTTCACTGGGCAATGCCGCCGCCGCTTTCGCACGCGACCGCATGTACTCCAGCGTCTTGGACCGCCCCAACCCGGGATTCGCCTTCGGCCATACCCGCTCATTCAGCGGGTCATCGCCTTCGTCCAGGGTGTACACATACCCGAAGAACGAATCGTCTTCCCGCGTTCCCTCTAACACGCTGACCAGGTAGTTCCTGACCGTCATGCACACACCGTCCAGGATGAAGCCGGCAGTCGTGATCGCCGATTGCAGCGGCTGGAGCCGTGCGCCCAATGCGCTCGACATCACTTCCCAGACCTCGGGCGACCTGTGCGCGTGCAGCTCGTCCACAAGGACCGCATGCGGATTCAGGCCGTCCAGCGATTCTGCGTTCGCGGGCAGCGGCTTAAAAACCGAGCTGTCGTACGAAATCTGTTCCTGGTTCTTTCCATCGTGGATCTTGAAGCTACGTTCCACGCCGCGGGACCGCCGGGCCCAGCGCCGGAAGTTGTCCAGCGCCGGCCGGAAGATGGCCATAGCCTGCTCTCGCGTCGTGGCGATGGTGTACACCTCCGCCCCAATCTCTCCATCCATCATGAAGAGGTACGCGCCCTGGGGCCCCTTCCACGTGCTTTTGCCGTTCTTGCGTGCGACTTCCTCGTATCCTGTTCTGAACCGGCGCCGGCCATCGAGCCGCAGCCAGCCGTACAGGACGGCAGTCCAAAACTTCTGCCAGGGATCCAGCAGGATGGGCTGCCTTGCCAGCGGCCCACGGATATGCACGAAGTTCTGCTCGATGTAATCGATCACGTGCCAGGCATGCCCTGGGCTGAACTCCAACCCGCGCTCGTGCCCATCGAGCAGATCCTGATAATGGCGGGCCACCGCCAGATATGTCAGGCGGCCAACCACCTCCTGCCCCCGCAGCACGGGCAAGCCGTACGCGAGGTCCCATTCATGAAGCTCCAGCGCCTCTATCTGCGCGAGTAGTTTTTTCGATCCTCGTTCGCGTGGCCCACCAGGTCGCCGAACTGCAGATCTTGCTGCCCGTCGTCGCCCAGCTTGCTTCGGACGTTCGCGAAGGATGGGATCGTCAGACAGCATTCCGGGAGGTATTGCAGGAGTTCGCGCCGCAGCTTTTCCGCGACATAGAACGATTGATGAGGTTGCTCGTAGCCGTTGGGCGTCTTCACGTAGTACGAGCCGTTGTTGCGGGACTTGAATTCCTCAAGCGTCTCGCGGGCTTCCAGCCACTCCGCGTACGCGTTGCACACCAGCGCGCCAGCAAGGCCGAAGATGCGGTGCTCAATGCCAGCGGTCCGCAGCTGCTCGCAGATGTAATTCCAGATTTCGATTTCTCGCGGCGCCGTCAGACCCGGCGGCCGCTCCGGCGAAACCGCTTTGCCAGTCGTCGCAAGGGCGACAACTTTTTGCGCACCGCCGGCGATCACCTCGAGTTTCGGTCGTTCCTGATCCATGCTCACACCTCGATGCTGCCGAACTGAAACCGTCGGCGCGTGAGGTGGAGAGGTCACCTTTGACCCCCCCCCCTTCAAAAATCGGTTGCCATAAATTTCCAACTTGGGGCGCGGTCTCAGGGCGATACCGCCCGACTTTGCCCCCCTACCCCGTCCCCTTTTTGGTCATTTTTTGACCAACCCTAGAAAATGCGCAATTTTTGAGCAAACCCGGGAAATGCGATCAGTTTTTGACCACTTTCGCGACCAACCCACGCCGGATCCACCAGGTGACGCGATCCATATCAGGCCGAAGACCTGTCAAAGCATGCATGGTCACCACGCCGTACAAATACCAGCGCAACCACCAGCGCCAACGCAGCTGAACCGTCGCCGTCTTGGCCATCACATATCCGCCTTGTGCCGTAGGGCCTTGTTGCCGAAGCCGCCATCTTCACGGGCCGTTTTCTTGGAGTGGCACCGCTGGCAAAGTCCTTGCCAGTTCCCAGAATTCCAGAACAACGATTGCGCCAGCGCGATGCGGTCTTGATCACCACTGTCCAACGCTTCAGACAATCGGTGCGGCACGATGTGGTCAACGTCACGCGCCGCCACCGGCCTCTCATCCGTCGAACAAGCCGCACACAGCGGATGGCGCGCAAGGAACGTATCCCGCGCCTTGCGCCATCGACCGCCGTACCCACGCTTGGCCGCGCTGCCACGCAGCCTATCCCGCTCCCGGCCTTGCTCAATCTGGGCGGGGCGATGCGCATCGCAGTAGCCCCCACCGTGGACGAGAGCCGGGCAGCCTGGCTGCAAACAAGGTCGCGGTCTTGCTTTCGGCATAAGGGGTGCCCTATCGGGATTACGGCGCGGGCCACGCCGAGGAGTAGCGGCGATGTCCACGCCGTCCGATCCCGACTACGGATGCCAACAAATGAAAGACCCTGGACGGATACCCGGCCAGGGCCAATTAAAACGTTGATTTCGGATGCTACATTCGCCGTTACACGCGGCTTAACCGTGTGCAAAGCGGCACCTGATCTTTGAAACGTAACTACACAAGAGAAATGCTATGCAGGTAACCAGCCCAGAGCAACCATTTATCCCGCAACCGCAACCAGAACGCAAGGAAGCACCGCGGCCAAAGTGACGCCAATCAAAAACGCCAGAGGGCTCGCAACTGCCCAGAGCCGGATTCTATTAAGGCTCTTGGCAGTTGCATTGTTCCGCGCCGTAGTCTTGTCAATCCGCTCCTGGACGTTCTTCAGCTCTCCTTCCCGAAGGGTCTCGAGCGAATACTGCTTCTGATACAAGTTCATTGGCTCGTTATAGAGGGCGGGTAGATCTTTCGCTTGCAGAACGCGAAGGACCAAGACAGCACAAAGAACATACATGTAGGTTGAAAACGTACTAGCGCCGCCAACCAACCACCATGTTTTTGCTTCAAGGCCTTTAATTACGTAGGCCAACGCGCCTGTGGCAGCGGCGATAAGTATCGTGAAAGTCGTCACACCTTCCTTAAGCAGGTGCTCGGCATTTTCCCTTCGGTCCTTCAAATTTTCGACACCGGCCTTTTCGGCCCAATCCAACAGATCGCTCATCACGGCTCCAGGAGTGCGCTCGTTTCGAACTACAGCGAGCTCTTAGGTTGCGGGCTCCGCAGGAATGTAGCGGATTATGCCCCCTCATGTATAAATCGCGAAAATTCCCCTTTGCTTGATTACATCAGATCGGGCTTGCCGCGCCTCCAACCAGTCACGGACGCGCCGGTCGGCATTGCACAGCCGGTTATGCAGAGTTGCACGCGTGCATCCCAGAGCAGCGGCGATCTCCTGCATACCGCCTTCCCATCTGTAGGCAGCCATGACGGTTCGCTTCAGTTCGGCAGGAAGCTGCGCGATCGCGCGGTCAATCTCCAGGGCGCTCGCATCGAACGCCGGGTCGGAATTCCGCCACCCTGCGCGCACATCATCGGTTTGGTCGACGCGGTTCGGGTCGTACGTCCTGGGGAGGCCACCACCTGTCCCGCTCATCGTCCAGACCGCCCAGCCTTCGAACCGCTTGTGTACCCATTGGATGCGCTCCATCAGCCCACCTTGCGAACGCGGTCGCGATCATGGATCGCCTGCAGGATTCGCGCCTTGTAGGCCTGGGGGCTTTCGCCCAGACGGGCGGTGTCGATCTGCAACTGCCGCGCCATCGCGTCCATGCCGGCCCAGCTCGCCATCCAGCCGGGGGCCGCGGTCTGCGCGTCCTGATTAGCGCGTGCCGCCTTGGGCTTGGGCAGTTCTATTTCATCATCCCACCGCGCGCCGTTCAGCCACGTCGCGGGATGCGGGATGTGCTCGCGTTCGCGCCCGGATGCGTTCCAGTACTCCACATGTTTCGGCAACGCCTCCAGGGCCGCGGCCTTTTCTTGCGGACGGAGCTTGGACCACGCCTTCTCAGCGTCACGCTTCGCGACCCTTCGCGGCCATCCCGCCCAGAAGTCGGCGAAATCCTGGGAAGGTCGCGGCGATCGCGCGGAATTTTCTGTAGGGACGAGCTTTAGTACATTCATGTGGCACCTTTACCTATGACACCTGCTGGCTGTTGAAGGACATTGCTGAATAGGTGGGATCGGAGCGATGGGCAGAGCTCCCCCTACCCAATCGCGCTCAAACCTCTGCATTGCCGAACCGGAGCCGACCGTATGCATCAGGGCCCACAGGCGGATGTACGCCCCTGTGATCGGCCAGACTGTTGGCGTCCGTACAGACACCCCTTCCGCGCTCTAGCCTTTCGCACCCACGCTGCTCCCTGGAATCGGTTTGGAGCCATGTCGGAGGGGTAACCGCGTATTCAGCCTCTTCCCCCCTCCCCTTGATGTCTCAGGGCGGCGCTCTGCCTCCGTGGACATGGATGATTTCGCCGTGCCGCCAGAACGGCTGACGGGCAGGATCGGGGCGCCCACGGGCATCCAGGCGAGCCGGATGGTTGCGCGGCACCTGGATCAAATAGGTGTATGGCCTGGGGCTGGATGTATCGAACACCACCAGAATTTCATGCTCGGGATAGGCCTTTTCCGCCCCGTAGAAGCCGCTGGAACGCAGCAACTCGGGGCGCGTGAAGCTGCGCCCCTGTCCGAAAAGAAAGACCTTGGCGCGAGACGTTGGCTGCCACGCATCAGGTGCCGCAATGCGCTCTTCAGGCGCATCACCAGCCCGCGGGCGACGATAGGTCGCCTGAACAGGCGCATGACCGAACAGATCTCGCGTCATGTCGGCGTGACACCATGGAACGGAAAACAGCCAGGCATCCCAGCGATGCCTTCGACCTGCCGCGCGACTGAGTACACATGGACAGGACGATGCGAGCCGGCCACCCGAATCCTGCCCACAACTTCCAGGCTGCCTGATGCGCTGAGTCGGCTGCAAATGTGGCGCGCCGCCACAATCGAGAGCTTCAGTTCCTGCGCGATTTGCGCAGCCGTCATGGAGCGATCGGACAGGAGTTCGCAAACCCGCTGAGCGGCAGGTCCGAGCGCGCCTACGGGGCGCCCTCGTCGGCTACGACCGGGCGTCATTCGTCCGCCCCTAGGGTTCCAAGGGTCACCCCCTCAGCCGCCACGCGCTGCACGTTCCGAATCAATCGCAAGAGCATGCGGATTTCGTCATAGGCCTGGGCCTCGATCGCATCTGCCTCTCGGTCGGTAATGCGACGGTCACGCAAAGCGCCGGCCAGCAATCCGGACAAGATTCCGCCCTGCTCCTGCAGCGTGAACCCCTTCTCCACAATCGCGGCGATCTCGCACGGCCAGCGGCCGCCAGGCGGCGGCGCATCAAGCTCGATGGCAGCAAGGTCAAATCGCGCGGCAAGGGCCATGATCCAACTGCGCGCGCCACCTTGACACGGCGACATGCGGAGCAGGTACTCGGTGATCAATTCGGCGTCGTCGACGGACAAGCGCTCGCCCGGATCGGAGCCGTCGAGCTTCTTGTACAGGGTCTTCGGTGCGATGCGCCGGTCGCGGAACTCAGCCGCCCAGGCACAAAAGCCCGCGACGCCGTCCGGCGACTGCCGCAAGGCGGTATAGATCGCCCCGCGCCAATGGGTCTCGGAATAGTGCTTGGTCATGGCGCCACCTGCGGGCACAACTTGGCGCCCCGCTCCTGCGGGCTATGCTTTCGGCTCTCACACACGAAACCCTCACGGGAGGAGCAAGGCATGGACTGGAAATTCTTTCTCGGGCTGATGATCCCGGCCGTCGGCGCAGCGTTCGTCTGGCTGACCAAGATTGCCCGCGAAGACCCGCCCCTGTACTGCGAAATCGACGATGTGTTGTCCAGGTGGATACCTGGAGCGCTCTTCGGCGCTGTGTTCCTGATGATCTTCTCAATGGCCACGTGGGACGATGGCCGCGGGGATGCTGGCTTCATCGGGGGGATCCTGATACTTGGGCTGATTCAGTTGCGCAGCGCATTCCCGTTCTTTCGCCGCGTAGCCGCGCTTCCTCGGCCACATCGCGAAACAACATCACAAGAAAGAAGCACCACAGGATGAAGGCCAGGTGGCTATAGCGCAGGCCACCCCAGGATGCGGCCTCTCCGCGCCTCACCTTCGCTCGATAAAACTCAGCCCGAGCCGACGGGTCGACACTCAAGGGCTTGGAGGTCCAACGACGACCATGCCACGTCTTGGGGCTCCGCCAACGGCTCATACAGTTCTCCCGAAAATGGCGCGCGATTCTCGTAGATGCAGGCGCACCTGACGCATACGATGCGTTCTCGCCCTACCTGGAGACGCAGCACGATGAGCAACCACCTGACCGAAACCGAGCAGCTTCTGATCAATGCACAGGAAATCGCCGCGCGCCGGTTCACCAGCCCGAGCGAACGGGCCGTGATGGATATCTTTGATGAGCTGCGGGCTGAAAGAGACCGAGCCACCTGGGCCACCGATGGGCGCGAAGCCGCGACGGTGCATTGAAGTCACGCTGCCCTCGCCGCTTTCGCAGATTCGGCCGCCCTGAAGGCATCCGGCTGGATCGTTTCGAGATACATACGCCGCGCGGATGGGATGCCGTTCTTCCGCCATTCCGAAACGGACGGGTCCTTGACCTTGCACAACCGCGCAACGGCGGCGGTGCCGCCCAGGCCATCAATAATTTCGGAGTCGGGGTGTTTGGTATCCATGCACCAATTATTAGGCATGCCTTATTTTCAGTCAAGCTGCGCCTAATTTTCCATACAGGCATGCCTAACCGTGTTGCCATTAGGATTGCCGAATGAGCAATCTTGCAGAGCGTTTCAGAGAGGCGATGACCGCAGCCGGCGTGAAGCAGGTAGACGTTGCGCGCGCGGCGGGAATCAAACCGCCCTCTGTTGCTGATTGGTTAAATGGCAAAACGAAGAACATTCGCGGCGCCAATCTAGTCAGCGTTGCCCAGTTCCTGAACGTTAGCGAGGCGTGGTTAGCTGACGGGACTCTGCCCCGCGAACGCAAGCTTGATTCCGATTGGCCCTTCCCAAAAATTCCCAAGGAACGCTATTACGCGTTATCCGAAGCGCAACGCGCCGGGATCGAAGAATGGGTTTCCCGTCAAGTTGACGCGTACGGGGACCCTCCGACCGTCAAAAGCGGCAAGACCGAACAAGCCGCCTAAAACGCGGCACCTCACGCTTGTCATTCGTTGTGGAAAATATTTGGATGGGTGTAACTAAATGAGATTTTTCGTTCTGAGTGTTGCGATGATCGCAGTGCTTACTGGATGCTCCACAAAGAACTACGGTCGCCAAGGAAGTTTGACAGCCTACGAAAGCTCACGCATGGCTTGCGCAGATATCGAACTGGAAGAGGCCAAGGTTCAGGGTTGGGTGGATCAGGTGAACCAGGAAAGCGAATTCGATGGGCGCGACGCCTTGGCCATTATGGGTGACTTCGGCATCGGCAACTCGATGGAAAAAAAGGCCGCAATCAAGTCGGCCAATAAGCGGCTTTGCCAACTTCAAACCGTCGCCGTGTCTAAGCAATGCCGGCCCGAGCCACCATATGAGGCCCCTCGGGTGAAACCACCTGTCCACTCCCAGGGTGAGCCCCAGGCCATGCGAATGGCAGCATCGCCCGAACCCAAGAATCCGTGCCTCAGGATGTAGCCAGACAAGCCGCGCATCAATATCCAAGAGCCACCTAGGGTGGCTTTTTTGTCGTCTATGATGAATCAAATTAGGTATGCCTATTGTTAAATAATTAGGCATGCCTTATATTTCTCCCATCCGCAGCCCCTGCGGCAAATACACGACAAGTGTGGAAGGGAGAACCAACATGAAAACCGCCGTTCGTTTTACCGCCGTCGCGATCGCCACGGCCGCCACGATCGCCGCTCTATTCGGCTGGGCCCAAGTTGTCACGCGCAACGATCACCTCCTACTCCAGGCGGACGACGAGAAGCGCACCCGCATGCTTGCGCGTAGCTGCGGCACGCGTGGCCAGCTCATGCAAGACCCGCTGAGCCGCCAATACTCCTGCCTCTATGTGAACCCCGACGGCGAAGCCCTGCTTCACGCGATCGCCGACGTCCCGCTGCTAGTCGTTCAGCGCTAAGAGGCCCGCCATGGCCCGCGAAATCACTCGAGAGCAGGTGCTGGCCGCAGTTGCGAAGCTTGGCCGACGAGTTCGCGACATCGACGTACTCATGCGCAACCGGGCTCTGTGCATCTCAATCCTGAATTCTGCCGAAGCACCGCCGCAAAGCCGCGTCGTGCATCTGCCACGGCCCAAGCACGACTGGCGCGCACGCGCCGCCGGCGACACCGACTGATTCCCCCCCACCACATAGGAGTGCCATGTCCACCAACTCGATCGAAGACACCCTTCGGCACTTGCGAGGCGGCCACCTGCTGGCCGACCTCCAGGAACAACTCGCCAAAGTGGTTCAGGCCGTAGACGTCACCGGCAAGGCCGGGAAGTTGACTCTCGCACTGACCGTGAAGAAGGTCAGCCGCTCCGGCGCGCTGGAAATCCTCGACAAGGTCACCGCGGCCGCGCCCGAGGAAGCCCCGTTGACGACCCTGATGTACCCCACCCCCGAGGGCCGCCTGGCGCCCAGCGATCCACGCCAACAAGCTCTTGACCTCAAGTCGCTGCCGAACACGGCCAGCACCCTCACCAACCTGCGCGCTATTGGAGACCAATAAGCATGCCCGCACCCACCAATCACCAGGGCGACCAAGGCAATTTTGCCGAGACCATCGCCCGCATCGCCCCGCACCCCGTTGAGCTTGTGAATACGGGAAACGGTCGCCTCTTCGCGGTCCCGGAAGGTTATTCCCTCGAAACTGATGCCACGCTCCAAAAGCTGCAGCCGACTCCGGCCCGCAAGGCCGGCACTGTCAGGCTGAAAACGCAGGATTCGTTCGTGCAGTACGTCAATCAGCACAAGCAACCAGAATCGCAGCTGTACGCCAGCGTCAATGCCAAGAGCGCGGATACGCCCCTTGTCGTGACGGCCGTGCTGAACGATCACGCGCACGGCACCCTGACCACGCCGCCGGGTTGGTGCGATTTCAAAGCGATCCTGGCGCCCGACTCCAGCCCGGAGTGGAAGACCTGGATCGGCGCCAACGGCCAGAAAATGTCGCAGATGGAATTCGCCACGTTCATCGAAGACAACATCCATTGCTTCGCAGGGAACGACGTAGAGGGCGGCAAAGGGTTCCCCGCCGGCGGCGAAATGCTGCAGATGGCGCTGGCGTTCGAAGCCTCGTCCGAGAAGCGCATCCGGTCGGCAGTTCGCCTGCAATCCGGCGGCGTCCAGATTGAACACGTCGACACCGACGACGCAGCCACCGTCAGCCGAATGCAAGCGTTCGACCGCTTCCGTCTGGGCCTTGCACCTTTCTGGCGCGGCGACTCGTACCCGCTGGAAGCCAAGCTCCGCTATCGCAACACCGGCGGCGGGCTGACGCTCTGGTTCGACCTGGTTCGCCCGGACCGCGTCGTGGATCACGCCGTCGAAGAAATGCTCGCGCAGATCGAAACCAGCACGACCATCAAGCCCATCTTCGGGAGCATCGTGTAATGAATAGCCGCAGCGGCCCCTACTTTTTGGTCGGCCTGGCCGGACACGCCGGCGCGGGCAAGGACACGTGCGCCGACATCCTGGGCAGCGCGCACAACTTCGCGCGTCTTGCATTTGCCGATGCGGTGCGCTCGGAATTGGCTGCGTCGTTTGGGGTCGATCTGCGGCTTTTTACTGATCGCTCGCTGAAGGAAGCACCGACCCTCGAGCTGGCCTTGCGCCGCTGCTCAGATCTGCGGTTCGTTGACCTGGTCATGTCCCTCGGGCTTGGCGTGAACTATGACAAGGCGATCAGCCCCAGGACAGCTATGCGCCTTTGGGGCACCGAATACCGTCGCGGCTTTTGCGGGCCTGACTACTGGCTCCTGCGCGCTCATGAGCGCGTTGAAGCGCTTCACCGCGAAGGCTATCGCCGAATCGCGATCACGGACGTTCGATTCTTGAACGAGGCCGCGCTTGTCCGAACCCTCGACGGCGAGATTTGGCGCGTTCGCCGCCCCAGCGCTGATGCCCAGCCCGCATATCACCAATCTGAGCAGGAAGTCGAGGCTATCCACGCAGATCGCGTCATCAATAACAGCGCTCTCACCGCGGCAGGCCTGGCCTACGACGTCCTGCTTGCCTACCACCAGGCGACGACACAAAAGGGAGGCTCGCATGAGCAATCGTCATCGTAAAGCCCGGAACGGCAAACGGTCCGGTCGTTGGCAACCGCGCACGCCCATGATGGGCCGAAGCTGCGATCGCATCAGCTTGGACATGCACTTGGCATTGGCCCGGCTTTTCAGTGCGCCCACCAGCGCCGCTCGCGACGACTTGGCCGACACGTTGAACGTGATCGGCTTGGCAATCCAAGGTGATCGGCGGTTCGTCGAAGAGATGGCTGTCCTGAACCAAGCGGCGGCAGTCCTTGACCCCTACCAAGCCCCCGCGCCTCTCGGCGACGACGCTCGGCATGTGCTCTCGCACGCAGGCAGCGTCATCGACACCATTCTTGGCCTGCTGGATCTCGAAACGCTGTGCGCTGCGGAGCATGCCTACGTCGCCGCAGTGAAGGTCAATCCGCGACTGAGGACACAGCCATGACTTGCGATACCTCCCACGGCTGGGTCAAGCCGCGCGCCGACGGCGCCCGCGCGAAGTGCGGCGGCCCCAACCTCTGCTCGACATGCGAAACCGAGAAAATGCACAACATCATGCTGACCGCGTGCTTTGGCCCGCCTGTGGGTACCCCGACCGACGGCGCTCCTACCCGGGATGCAGCAGTGGGCGCAGCGATCGGACGCGCGTGCGCCGAGCTGCCGTTCGGCTACAGCATCGAATTGTTCTTAGAGGCCGGTTACGGCGGTGCCCGACTGCTTGGCCCAGAGGGTGGCGAGATCGACCTTGATCAAGACGAGCGCGACCTCGCGTATGAAATCAACGCGGGCATCGACGCCGCGATCGCCACCGAGCAGGGCAAGGGAGCCGCGTGATGGCCTTCGTCCAACTCACCGACTACGACGGCCATACCCTCGTCCTGAACCCGGCGTACATCGTCTCCGTCACTACGGCACGGTCCAGCTATAACGGCAACCAGGCCAATATTCGCACCAATGACGGCACCACGCATTCGGTGCGCGATTCCGTCGCATCCGTCTATGCCAAGATCGAAGCCACCCAGCAGGAGGGGCACGCATGCTGACCCCCCAGCTTGTCCTCGGACTCTCCACCAAGATCGTGGTCGATATTTTTGCCGGCGGCGGTGGCTGGTCTACCGCCTATGAGCAGGCCACCGGCCAGCACGTACACATCGCAATCAACCACAATCCCGATGCCCTGAGCATGCATGAGGTGAACCACCCGCAAGCCCGGCACTACATCGCTGATGTATGGGAGGTTTGCCCGCGCCAGGCGACCGACGGCATGCCGGTGGGCTGGCTGCACCTGTCGCCGGACTGCACCGATCACAGCCAAGCCAAAGGCGGGCAACCACGCCGCAAGAACATCCGCGCTTTGGCATGGGTAACCGTCCGTTGGGCCGGAACCGTCACACCCGACATCATCAGCCTGGAGAATGTGGTCCAGATCCTGAAGTGGGGCCGCCTGGTCGCCAAGCGCTGCTCGGCCACCGGCCGGGTCGTCACGCTGGACATGGTGCCTGACGCCGGCGGTCGAATGGTGAACCGCGTGGCGGATCCTGGCGAGCGCGTGCCGGTGGATCGCCAGTACCTGGTCCCCGACCCCAAGCAACAGGGAAAGCACTGGCATCGTCTGGTGGCGATCCTGCGAGCCATTGGATACACCGTGGAATGGCGCGAGCTCAACGCCGCCGACTACGGTGCCGGCACGACGCGAACGCGCCTTTTCATGATGGCGCGTCGCGACGGCCTGCCGATCATCTGGCCGCAGGCCACCCACCACAAGAAGCCCGCCAAGGGCCAGATCGGCTGGCGCCCAGCTGCGGGCGGCATTGATTGGAGCAACGAGGGCAAGACGATCTTCGGCCGAAAGAAGCCGCTGGTGGATGCCACAATGCGCCGCATCGCGCGCGGCATGAAGCGCTATGTCTTGGACAGCGCCGATCCGTTCATCGTGCCCATCGCCAACTGGAGCCGCGACGGGTCGCACTCGGCGCGACAGCCGATCAGCACCATCACCGCAAAGCCCCGCGGTGGCGCGCATGCTGTAGTAGCGCCGGCGCTGGTGCCAGCGACGCATCATGGCGCAGACCGCGTCTACGACCTGCGCGATCCAGCTAAGACGATCACCGCCGCCCACCGTGGCGAGTTCATGCTTTCCACTCCGGTGCTTATCCAGGCTGGCTACGGCGAGCGCGAAGGCCAAGCGCCCCGCGCGCTGGATATGCACCAGCCTCTGGGAACAGTCACGGCCGGCGGCATCAAGCACGCCGTGGCGTCTGGTTACCTAGTGCAAGCTGGACACGGCGAGGGGAAAGCCGGAGCCCGACGCTGGTCCTATGGCTGCAACGACCCGGCGGACCCCGTAGGCACGCTGACCGCGAGCAACGGCGGCTTCTCTGCTGCTACTGCGTTCATGGTGCAGGCGAACGGGGGATACAACGCCACGCCCGCGCACGATCTACGGCGTTCCGCATCGACCATCACGAACACTGGCAGTCAGCAGCAACTCATCACGGCACACCTGACTACGCTTCGCCGGCACAGCACCGGTACCGAAGCCACCGAGCCGGTGGCAGGGATAGCGGCACGCGGCCAACACCATGGCCTAGTTGCCGCGCATCTGACAGCGATGAGCCAAAACGTCATTGGATCTGACATGCGCGAACCCGCGCAGACCGTCCTGGCGGGCGCTGCGCGCTTCGGCCTGGTGCAGTACGACTTGGCACCTGAAGACGAGGCCGGCGCCCTCCAGGTAGCGGCGTTCTTGATGCGCTACTACGGCGAGGGCGGCCAGTGGGGCGACCTGCGCGAACCGGCCAGCACGCTGACCACCCGCGACAGACTGGCGCTCGTCACCGTCCACATCCAGGGCACGCCTCACGTGATCGTGGACATCCGCCTGCGCATGCTCACGCCGGCCGAACTGTATGACCTGCAAGGGTTCCCGCCGGAATACATCATCACGCACGGTCACGACGGCCGCGTGTTCACGAAATCCCAGCAGGTCCACATGGTCGGCAACAGCGTAAGCCCGCCGCCAGCGGTTGCGCTGATCCAGGCCAACGCTCCGCACGAGCTTCTATTGAGGAAAGCAGCATGACCGACCAGAACAACGCCGCCCAGGCGGCAGAGCAAGAAATCGACGCCATCATGGAGCAGGCCCAGGTATTCGCCTCGGCTTGGTCTTTCCTTGGTGGGCCTTTCGACAACGGTTCAGGCCTTGAAACGGCCGAACGTGAGAGAACAGCCTTGCGTGCGATGCTATCCAAGCTGCGCACGGAGGGCGTGCAGGCGGTTAAGGCTGCCGGGCATTCGGAAGTTGCGCGCTGCACCGCCCCGTCGATGCAGAAAAATCACGTTGATTGTGACGTCCCTAGCATCAACCGGAATTCAAATCACGGCGATCTTCCGACCACGCGATTCAGCAACATGTTTTCTAGCCGCACATCGTGCGGCCTCGACATCCGGATAGACCATGTGTGGTCGCGCCACGAGATGCCATGCGGCTCCCCCGACGCTCAGATGGACGATGTAGCCATTACCAGTTCCAGAGCGTGCGATGCGATAAATGGAACGAACTCCATTCACGACAATAGTACCGTCCAACATAATTTGTCCTTCTCCATTTGGAGGACTTCTGTCCCTTCGCATGTTAAGGGTTACATCTCGCTGCAGGTACCACAAGCCGGTGGAAATACCTACCTGCACGACAAACAACTCGAATGTCCCGCGACGAAGGACCTTCAGGCAAGCGCCCCTGTAGCCGGGGAGGCGCAACCGGTTTGCTGGATCGAGCGGGCGCAATTGGAAAACGTGCGAGACGAAGGCGATGACGCCTGGGTGTACTGGCGCGGGACGGGTCATGCGGCCGAGCCTGACGAAGTGCCGCTCTATGCCGCGCCCCAGGCCAGCGAGGCGGTGCGCGATGCGGCGCTGGAGGAAGCCGCATCTCTCCTGGAACGCAACCGCAAGACATGGGTCTCGGTCAGAGCCGCCTACGAAATTCGCGCCCTCAAGTCACATAGCGCCGCCCTGTCCGCGCAACCGGGCGCGCAGAAGGGAGGCAGCGATGCAGAGTGATCGCGAATTGCTGGAGCTGGCGGCGAAGGCGGCTGGGATGCGCCTTGAATGGGATGGGCACCCGGACGCCTGGCAACCCATGTACTACGAGGGGAAGACATATCACTCATGGGATCCGCTCACTGACGACGGCGACGCGCTGCGGCTGGCGGTGAAGCTTCGAATCGGCATCGAGCATGAAGAAGAAGCGGCCATCGCCTGGGATGGATGCATTGGGACCGGCCGAATACCAAACGGGGATGACCCCGCAAGTGCGACACGCCGCGCCATCGTTCTTGCGGCCGCCGATATCGGTACCACCCAGCCCAGCAAGGACGGAGGCGGGGATGCGTAATCCGATCTGCGTCACGCTGCCCTTCATGGCCGCCGTGGGCACTTCCGGCGCGGTACAGCTGCGCCACGACGATCAGTGCGGGAACAAGGCGCGCCTATCCATCACCGTGGGCCATCGCGTAAGCGGAAGTTCGATTGACGCCGCCCTGTCTGTCGACGCCATGCGCCAGCTCGTCGACTGCCTAATGGATTGCATCTGTGCGGTGGAGCGCAAGGATCGCTTGAGAGAAGAGTTTGCACAAGGGAAGTCGAAGCACCTCCCGGTCACCCCATTCGCTGCTGAAGCAGCAGAAGTGGGTGCCGGCCCCGGATTTTTGTCGCCCGACAAGGATTGGCCCCATACGACGCACGAAAGGCAGGTTAGTCGAGTGCCGAATTGCGATCGCGCTGAAGGACTATCGACGAACACTCAACTGGTCGGGGCGCTATATGACGTTTGCCTCTGCGCAGAGGCGATTGGGCTGAATTACGAGGGGCAAATTGACGGTTTGAAGGAGCTGGACAACGCGGTTGTCAATGCCTACGCAGTCATTTGGAAATATCGAAATGCCCCATCCTGTTAGGTCTCAAATGAACAGCATAATTTCGCTCGCGGTCGCGCCTCATTTCGCAAGATACCGGGCAACCTCGCTACACAAGTTATCGCGCGCTTTCTGGACGTTAACTAGCCTCGTATTCAGCACCCGCATATCTTTCGGTGAGGGCTGCCAATTGGGCTGTGCCCACTGCCTCGAGGTATCGAAGCAGAAAGAAACTGGCCTCCAAACTAAACCCAATAGCATTGACACCCGCGTCAATGACGGCTCATGCAAGAGCTTCGCATTTAGCCGCTCCATCTGCCGGTTGCATTGCTCTAACAAACTCGTTCGAGGAAAGAATGCGGTCCCTGGCTTCCAACTCAAAGCCTCGTTGCAGTACGTTTCGACCGCAAAAACCGCGGAGTTTGCCAGTTCTGTCGCAATAGCAGCAAGGTGTCGTGCGGTGTCCTTCGCCCGAGATTCCTCTTTTTTCGCCGCATGCCATTGCTGCCAAGCGGGGACCGCCACTGCGATGAGCAAGCCCACGAATATACCAGCAGCTTGCACCCACGCTGCGTCAGCAGATTTAATCCAAGATCCCACGGGATGGACGTGCAATAGCACTCCTGCGATTAGCACGCAGAGCCAGACCCAAAAGACTTTTTCCCACCATGCAAAGTGGCGCATCGGCTGTGAGCTAGTTACTAGAAGACACATATGGTACTCCAGCCTTTTGGCGCATGCCTACTTCGCCCTTGCCATGCCCCCTCGCCGGGGATACAGGGAGCAATAACAGATGAAACAAGAGACCTTCCTATCTGCAGATGAAGTGGCCGACATGTCCGACATTCGGACCGGCTGCACAATCAAAGGTCGAAAGTTCACCAGGGAACAGCTACAGATCGAATGGCTGCGCACCACCGGCATTCCGTTCGTCGTAAGCGCGCGCGGGCGGCCTGTAATCCTGCGCGCCAACGTCATCGGCGCCGGGCACGCTATCGCAGCTCAACAAACCGCGCCGGCTTGGCAACCCCGAGTAATTCGCAACACATAGAGCCATGGGCCGTAAGCCACACAAGAACCTCAACCTGCCGCCGCGAATGCGGGCACGCCGCCAGAAAAGCGGCCGAACGTTCTACTACTACGATGCCGGCGGCAAGCCGCGGAAAGAAATCCCGCTTGGTCCGGATATGGTCGAGGCCGTTCGAAAGTGGGCAGACCTCGAGCGCGCCGCTTCGCCCGCCGGGACTCCGCGCGCCACCTTCCGGTATGCCGCCCAGGAATATGTGCGCGAGGTCGTGCCCACCAAGGCGCCGCGGACACAGGTCGACAACCTGAAAGAATTGGCGGTCCTCTACGAGTACTTTGACAACCCGCCAGCGCCGCTGGACCAGATCCGGCCGCAGCACATCAAGCTGTATTTCCGGTGGCGCGCCGACAAGGCCCGCGCCTGGTATGCCAAGATGGAACGGGAGGTGCCGCCCAACCCTGGGCACGTGCGCGCCAATCGGGAGATCGCACTCTTCTCCCACATATTCAACTATGCCCGCGAGAACGGAATCACGGACGCGCCCAACCCTTGCGCCGGAGTGAAAAAGAACCGGGAAGACGGGCGCGACGTCTACGTCGAAGACGATATGTTCCAGTCCGTCTACACCAAGGCAGATCAGCCAACGCGGGACGCCATGGACCTGATCTACCTGTCTGGCCAGCGCCCTGCAGACGTCCTGAAGTTCGACGAGCGCGACATCCGCGACGAGCTGCTCAACGTTGGCCAGAACAAGACCGGTAAGAAGCTGCGCATCGCCGTGACGGGCGAGCTGGCCAAGGTCATCAACCGGATTCGAACCCGCAAGGCTGGATACAAGGTATCGTCCACCGCTCTGGTGGTGAATGAAGGCGGCCAACGTCTCACCTATGATGCGCTGAGGCAGCGCTTCCACAAGGCCCGGGCGGCCGCCGGCCTGGACCCCGACGCGTTCCAGTTCCGCGACCTTCGAGCCAAGGCCGGCACGGACACAACCGAGTCCGGCGACATCCGCCAAGCCCAGCGTCAGCTCGGCCATAGCTCGATCCAGATGACCGAACACTACGTCCGGGCAAGGCGAGGCGACAAGGTAGAACCCACCCGCTAG